CGTAGCCCCGACACCAGTATCTCCTAATAAAGCTCGGCGGCTTGCAAATACATCACTTTGTTGTCTTGCAAAATCTTGTGAATCTATTTTAGCTTGTTGTCTTGCTCTTGTTGCCTGTTGTTGTGCGATAATAGCGTTATTATTAGCTACACCAGCTTGAAACTTAGCTTGGGAAGCTTGTGCGTTCCCCTGCTGGATCATACCTACTGTACTAACAATCCCTCCAATTAACGCCATATTAGCCGAAACTGCGGCGGCCGTAGATGCAAAAATAGTAGATGTAGCCACTCCAGCCGCAGTCGTACCGGCAGCAGCCATTCCAGTAGCAACGGCGGCTCCAAAACAATGACATTTCTTTTGAAATAATTCGTCTATATCGTCTTTATCGAATAGCATGAGTTTTATTACCTTCGTGTGTATATAAAATCGTATTATCGGACATGGTAATTTCCTGCTCGAAACAATTTCTCCGGATATTTTCTATCCATTGAGGATCGTGGGGTCTTTGGTATCCCCATGTTTCAGGAGCCACTCCTACTACATCTATACCCGTAAAATCTATATCCCTATCAAACGGCCCAAGAATAGGGACGATTGATACTGCTTTCTTTTTTACGGGTATCCCTCTTAACATATCTATCCGCCAAGCATATTCTCCGGATTCGACTGCTACTGTTAATTGGATATTCTCGCTCCATTTAAAATTAAAATGCAGTAACGTTACTCTAGCAATTCGCTTTGTCCCAACAGAAAAATTATGCCAGTGGGCTTTGTTCATAGTTTCAAAAACTTTTCTTTGAAACTCTAACGGAACATCGTTATGAAATAGATCAGATCCAAAGGCTACTTCATAAGTAGATGGCTCTGGATTTAATAGCGGTTCGTCTAGAATATCTTCGTGTATAACCGGGCTATAATCTTTTCCTTCATCAAAATACTCCCAAAAAGACGGACAGCTATTACAGCCGGGAGAAATTCGTTCGCATCCAGTAACCACAGCCCAGTTTAAAACTTCTTTTGGAAACTTCATATAGCCCACGCTCTCTTTATATCTGGCTTATCAATATACACTAAATTTTCTTTTCCTTGGGCAATTGCAACGTTAGGACACGCCATAATTGCGGCAGTTAGTCCGTGTGCATCTGGATGTACGTTTTCTACATCAATTAATACCACATCTCCGGAATTAGCCCTTTTTGGGTGAATTTCCGGATAATCCATTTCTTTAGTAGCTTTTTCAACAGCTTCGGTTAATCCCCCTCCAGCAAATCGTTTTAATAATTTAAACGCATCTTTTTTAGTTGTGTACTTTCCTCTGAACCAATACGCCGGGTCAGATCCATTCATACATTTAATTGCATCACAAGCGAATAAAGAACAATCTGATATACCCCATTGTAATGGTTGGCGATCTCTTTTTGCTAAAAACCATAATAGTCTCTCCGACCAATCAGCATATCGTTTCATATCTTACCTTTTTAATCCTTTATTTTAAAGCATTAATCTTCACTTCCGGGGCAATTGCTAATAAGGTAAAGGGAGCCGGATCGTCACTTTCTATTACAATTTTTGGGTCTGACCCCCAGTTCCCATCAAATTCGACAAATAATTCTCCGGTAAACAACGGAACCATCGAGTCCATTGCGTCCGATACTTCCCGAAAATCATTCTCTGTTAAATTTGTCTCTGAAGGGCCGTATTTAATAGTATGACTATATAACAAAATAAATGTTACTCCATTTATTCGTTTTGTCTTCCCAACGGCGGTTCCTGATCTATTTCCGTCAGCAATTTTTAATGTTTTTAGTTTATGGAGATACCCTAACCCGATTTGCACTTTTTCTGCGGCGGTATCTAAGGTAATTCCTCCACTAGAAACTACTTTATCTGCTCGAATAGCTCCATCAGCCCATACTTTAACTGTTTGTCCTTCTAAATGAGATAACCCGGTGATAGATGTTGTAGAACTTCCGCTATATGTAATACAAGAATCACTATAAATAGCGTCTTTTGCGTCTTGCCCGTCTTCATAATCCCGTTCGAAAAATTCTATATAGCGGACAGTATTTCCATCTATTGTTCTTTTTACCTGTACCCATACTTCATCTCGGTTAGATGAATCATGGAGTTGACCACTTCCGTTTGCTCCGGGAATTACCGCTACACTATCTACAACAGCGTTCCCTTCACTTGTAACAGCCAAGCGAACAGAATCAGAACTTTCAATTTCAAGAACCCCGGTTGCCCCATGAATAGTTTCTTCAATTGTAACTATGTTAGCCGCCGGATTTGCCACCGTGAAATCAGCGTGAGCATTAATAGCTGTATAAATATTATCTGCTGTCGTGTTGTTGGATGCATGGGGTCGAAACCCTAAAGTTTCACTGGGGGCAGACGCTCCACTGGCTTCAGAAGTAAAAACTACTGTCGTTCCATCGGATTTAGTTAGAGTTAAAGTAGTTCCAACTGCTATATTTGAATAATCTGTAACCGTAATTGTTGCTATGCCGAATCTTCCTCCTAATATATGTCTTGTCCAGCCGACCACATCTTCTTGTCGCCGAAAGGTCATAGTAGGAAGTTGACCGTCTTCTCTTACCACCCACACTTGAGAATCTGGTTCCTCCGCATGATCCATTTCTACAATTCCCCCTAACGTAATATGTTGGGCTAATCGAGTCATATCAAATGCACGGAAACCGTCAGATTCAAATGTAAACCCAAATTCTCGAATTTTTCTTTTCGCTCTTTGAGCAAATAGAACAATATTATCAACCCGAACCGGAGCAATTTGAGCGGAACCGTGAGTTGTTTGTCTACGAACCGTTATATCCGAGGGAGTAATAACAGCACCGGTAGAAGACGGAACCCATTCGCCCCCGGATGTTCCGATAGATAAAGTATCTTCTCCAGCGGACATCCAACGTATAGCGTTTACATTATCTGCGGAAATCGTAAAATCTAGCGCATCATCATCTTGAACAGTTCCATCGAAAGTCCCAGCGGTCGGGTCGCTATCAGGAGAATGGTTTTCAAAATCCCCCGTTTGAGACGCCCAAAAAGTTTGCGGTTGGTCGATATTTGCAGACGCATAAAGACGCTGTTCAAAAAATGCACCTGTTGAGGGATAACCAGTAGTACCCGACCAAGAGCCAAGACGCCAATCTGTTTCTGCGGTAGTGACCGTAAAGGTTCTCTCCACATCAACGGTAACACTGGTGATTCCCCCAACAGCCGTTATTACCCCCCACCCCCAATTAGTAGTAGAGTTATCAGTCAGGCGGATAGACCTTCCAATATCTGTAGATAAAAAGCCTCGCCCATCATTGATACCGGTAGTCGATGAGGCCGTTATTGTTATTCCTAACCCGGTTGCGGCGGATGCAGTTAATGTAGTAGGGGTATTATTTTTCGAAAGCCACGGGCCATCCTGCCACGGGACTTCTACTAATGACCATGTTGTATGCCCCCGTCTTTCTAGGCGATAAGTGGGGTATGAAACATGAAACATATATAGAATATCTGCGGATTGTGGCCCTTCTATATCATATAAATCAGCTTCTGCATACGGCGTAGCTAGTTCTACCGGTTGATTATCTAATAATGCAACATTATCAATCTGGACAGTTTTTCCCAACTCATTAATAAACTGCACATAAAAATTAGCCGCTGTCGCCGTAAAAGAATAACAATGGTATCCAACTTCTGCTACAAAATCATTAACAAGTTGCGTTCCAGAACTAGATGTCCCAACTCTAAACAGCACATAATCCCCCGGCGCCCCTATAACTTGAAACTGTAAAACGTGTTCTAGAGCGGACGAATTGGAGACCGTTTGTTCTGCGTGAGCGTTAGATGAGCCATTAGAGGTTAAACTCATCCTTTGATTCGTAGAATCATGGGAAATAGAAGACCCGCCACCAGAACTATCACTCCATCCGGTGATATTTGAAACAAAAGTTCCATTAGAAATGGAAGCAGTGACATTTGGAACTGCTATCTGTCCTTGATCCTTAAAAAATCTTATATAACTATTCCCCATTTCTAAAATATAACTTTGTGAAGTAGAGAATTGAAACTTTTTTAATCTGGATTTTATAGTAGCCCCAGTTTTAGTCGCCGCAACATATCGTGTTCCGGCTCGGCGCATAGACCCGCCTTCGGACAATGGAATAAGATTTTCCATTGTATCCAACCCACTCGGGTATTTATTAAAGTCAACTCGAGCGGCGAGACGGGGGGATAGTTCCCCCGTATTCATAGAAGGGGTAATGGGGTGAACTTTCGGCATTATCTAAACCCATTTCTAGAATTCGCCCAATTACCCCGAGGGCGAGGTTCAGGAAAAGAACTTAGGGCATCAATTGATTTTGCTCTAGCAAGATCTTTTTCTGCTCTAGCTGAAAGTTGATCTTCTAACACGTTAGAATTTGCAATGGTAATTGCAAGATTACGGGCTAGGGCGGAGGCTAAAGCCATCCGGAAGGAAGCCGGCATTAAATTCGGGTCATCTTCTTTTTTAACGTATGTTAAATAAATAGAAGAATAATCAGTGGATAATACTTTTTGATTTGCCAGTTGTTCTTCTCTATAATCAATAGTTCCATGCCCCGCATCGTTATCATGGACAGAAATAGTATACGCCCAATCCGCAGGGAGCGCATAGGCAAAATCAAATCCAAACGCAGGAGTTGTTGATAACTGCGCTAATTCTATTCTCTGCGTTGCAAAATTCCACGGGTACTCCATCATATCGTCCCGGACTTCCGTATAGATATCGTTTACCGCATTTGCATTTGGGGTAGCTTGCGTTAAAGAAGTAATACGAGTCCCACCAACTAATCTTAAGGCAACATTAGCGATATCAGTTTCACTCGGCATTTCTTACTCCTTTTTTATGCCAAAACAGGTAATGGTTTATCCCCTCTAGCAATAGCATAAGCTTCTTGCTTATTTTCAACTTCACAGACAGGTTTTCCATTCACAGAAATAACGTATGCTCTTTTTCCCAAGTTCCATATAACAGAACCCGTACCGGAAATAAACTCTGGGGGAAGAGCTTCTTCTTTTTCAACTTTAGGTTTTGCTTCCGGAAACCGAACAATGTTTTCACTCAAAGGGTGGAAAACTACGTTATGCCCAGTTTTTGTAATCTGGACTTCTAAAATAATCCCTTCATATAGTGCTAAAACCCGGCCATTTTTTATTTCCATCATTCGAATCGTATCTCCGGCCATTAGGTTTGCCCCTAACGTATTAAAAAACCCGGGATTAAAACATTCTGTTAATTCGTGATGTTCGCAAATATAATTCCATACTTTTCCAAAATTACCGTCTTCAGGTTTATTTAACTTATGTGATTTCGCCTTTAACATAAATCCTCCTTATATAGTGAATATGCGAACTTCCTCGCAATTAAGGAGGAGAAGATAAAAGTAAGGAAGTTCGCAATCCACATTAAACTACTTAATCTGAATCCGCATAAGAGGCATTCAGAACATTATCAGATATATCGACCGCACCCGAGGAGACCGCATTAACTATATGCAAGCCCATCCCGGCTATTGTACCGGTGCGGACAGCAGTTGTCCAATCAACGGTATAGATTAAGTCGCCAACCTGAAAGATCTGGTCGTCATCGTCATTATTAAAATACCCTGCCGCATCTACGGCTGTAGAAGCTTCCAAAGTATCATAACGCCAATGATTAAAGCCATTATACGAACCCATATTAGTCAGATCTGCCGGTATAAACGCCATTTCTGTCTCCTAATATAAGGTTCAAAAAACAATTGAGGGGCGAAAGCCCCCCAATCAAGTTACGAAGTTGGGATAGCGGCTGTATCATCAAGGTTTCCCTCAATAACTCCACCATCGTCAATCATCACTGAATTACCGGACATTGCGTGGTTCACAAAGTGAGCCGCCCGATCACCATGCCATGTGATATCTGCGCCAACAGATGTTTCACCAGACATAGTCCCCGCAAGATTCCCGGGGGATTTACCGGAAGCATATCCAACAGCCGATTTATTCCAGACGAAAATCTTAGATGTACCTGTTCCTACACCCGGATTTCCAGAATGAACAGTCCACATAACTTGCGCCCACCGTTTCCAATTTCCAACAGCGGCTCCGTTATTATAAACTTGCCCATCGGCTCCAACATAGTCAGAGGATGCGAACTCTTGAATAGTAGATGCAATAGCCCACATTTTAGGGGACATAACACCGTACATATTACCCGGTTCATAAGCATCATTACTGATGAGAGCTTGAATCATACCCAGTAAGCCATTTCTAGCGGCGGCTGATGATCCGACTGCCACAGAAACAGTTGATTGGGACGTAGAGTCAAGAGTGGTAAGAATTTGATCGTCACACTTTCGACCAAGTGCTTTAGCACCACCACGGGCGATAGCCATACGCTCATCAATGTTAATTTTTGCCTCATCCAGTTTATCAACCCAATCACCAGCATAGAAATCAGCTAGTGTTGTGGAGATCGCTGTATGAGTTTGATTCATCGGAGTTATTGTTCCGTGTCTCGCTTTCGTAGTAGCAGTTCCAGTTCCGATTTTCTGAAATGTCGCTACCGAACCCACAACATCAGACTTAAAGCGAACAGACGGTTTTAATACCGACCCTTCTCTTTGAAAGACGTCATGGACATCACGCTCATATTGCGTGATAAACGAATTAGTAATTGAGGTAGCCATTATAAGCCTCCAAATTAATAAAATAATAATAATAATAAAAAACTAACTATTACATTTCCTATGGAAGCCGTTTTGAAATCAGAATCCGGGAAGTCTTTTCAGAGGCCGTATCTTTCTTCTAACGGGGCATTGGTTATGTTTGTACTACAAAATGGTGGGGCCAATTAAGGGAAGCCACCTATGAAAAATATACGAATAATTGTATATTTTGTCAATTTAATCTTTATGTGTTCCTTTTCGTTGCATAGGGCGTCTTCGTTTAAAATACCCGCTAGTCCTAGAATTTTTTTGTGCTACTTCATCAGTTTTTGCACTTCGTTTTCTGGAAGCGGCGGTCGCCTCCTGTTCTGTTTTATACGTTTTAGGCCGTTTTCGTTTCCTATTTTTTTTAGACAAAGCGGCGTTTATGGCGGCTCTATCTGACCTAAACCCAGCAGTATTTATAACATAGTGTTTTCCTTCAATTTCAAAACTAGCACTTTTTTCGTGACTCATTAGGATGTCCTTGTATCAGATCCAACAATCGGCCCACCCCCATGCAACTTATCAAGAACTAATCGTTCTTTTTCGTCCCATTTTCGGGCTTCACCATGATTACCTTTTGCGTAAGCATCCATTCGTTTTTCTCGATATGAATTAGCTTGCTCCATTAACGTGTCCCGTTCCCCTTCTGTTGCGACACTTCCTAAAGCGCCTTCACCCATTTCCCTACCTAGTTTAGCAAACATTTTTACCATAAGGGGATGGTCAAGAATATATTTCCCGTCTGTAGTTTCTAAGTGCCGAGCATCTTCGTAATCCTGCCCTAATAGTGATTCACTCGCTCTAGACGCAAAGATAATATTTTTATCATAATCATCTTCCCATTCTTTCCGTAATGTTTCTTCTGCGTGTTTAGCATATAAGGCATCATTCGCTTGTTTTTGTTCAAAAATTCTCCCAACCTCATTTCTAAACTCTGTAACTAAAATATCCGCCGAGGCTTTAGGAATATTGTTTTCTAGAAAGATGTTTGACCAATGATCTTCGGCATCCATCATCTCTTCTGTTCGTTCAACACCATCGGGTAAAGGAAATTCGTATCCATCGACATCTGTGGGAACACCTAATGCTTCTCTATAGGCAGACACATCTTCATCGGTAGCGTTAGTCCCCGGGACAGTGACAGCCTTAGATAGTTTTTTTCTAGACTCTAAATTAGCTTGTACTAGATCATCTACACTATTAAAGCGTTCAGCGTGTTTTTGAAGACCGTCATCTTGAATTAAATCTCTCCATGAGTCGAATTCAACTGTTTCAGTATCGCTCTCTGTTGCTTCGGGTTGAGATTCTTCAGTAGCTTCTGCTTCTACCGCTTCTTCCTCAACGGCTTCCTCAACTGCTTGTTCTTCTGCCATAATTTATCGCCTCGTTTTTTGTGTTGGTGGAGGAGTCGTTGGCGGTTCAACCATAGTTACTTTATGAACCATCAAAGCCAACTTACGTTCTCCTGTTGCTATTAAGGTTGCCGTTTGGTCAACCCCGTACTTATTATACTTTGTTGTATCGTGTGCCATATATCCCATACCTAGTATTTCATTAAACACCCGTCTCCCTAAGTCGGAACCGAGAAATAGTTCACGGAAATCTTGGTATCGTTCAATATCGTTATGATACTGAGTAATCTTTTTAAACTGATCGAAAAGTTCTTCCGGATCAGTCGCCTTGTTTACCTTTTTTCTTGGCATCTAGTACCTTGTTCGTTTTCG